TTTTTTTAATTGAAAGGAAAAAACGCCCCGTTTTTAGGGTCGTTTTTTTATATAAACTAAGAGAAAAGGAGAAAGGAGGAGGTCATGGGATGGTTATTTAATCGGAATAAAAAATTGATTGATGAAGATATTGGACAAACAGAGGAAGCCCTACGTGAAATCTCTGCTAAGAACATGGCTTTAGAAATTGTCGTCAGTTTTGTGGCCAATGCCTTTTCTAAAACAACTTTTAAGTTTAAAGGAGAAAATGCTCAACAAAGACTTTATTTTCTCAATAATTCTCCAAATATAAATCAATCTGGACAAAGCTTTCTACAAGAGTTTGCGGAAACCTTAATTCATAATGGCGAAGCAGTTATTTTTGAAAAAGATGACCAATTTTTTGTAGCAGATAGCTTTTATCGAGAAGAAAATATAACTGGTGACATCTTCAAAGGGATAACCAAGGGGGATTGGTCAAGTCCAACAGATTTAAGAAGAGATGAAGTCCTTTATTTTAAATATAAAAATAAGCGATTAGAGTCCTTTGTGCATAATCTATGGTCAGAATACGGATCTATCTTATCTCGATTATTGGCTAACCAAAAAACAGCTAATCAGATTAGGGCAACATTTGAATTAAACACGAAAAAAAATGCAATTGAAGATAAAGAAACTCGGATTGCAATAAAAAAATTTGTCGGTTCAATCGCTTCTAAGATAAGAAAAGATGACGTTGTTGTTATTCCAACAAGCCCTGAGAATAAATACTCAGAAGTTAGCTCTTCTGGGTCTGGAAGTTCTAAAAAAGGAATTTCTTATTTAGACCAGGTGGATAGTCTTAAGAAAATGTATGTAGATGATGTGAGCAGCATTATAAATATCCCCCGTGGATTAATCTTAGGAGATAAGGCTGACAATGACAAAAACTACAATTTATTTATTGAAACAGTAGTTGAATATTTTCAAAATCTTTTTGTTTCGGAATTGAATAAGACTTTGACTCCTGAGGAATACCAAAAGGGGATGAAGTATAGTGCCAACTCGGTTCGTTATAGAGATATTTTTGAGTTAGCTACCAATTTTGACAAGCTTATCTCAAGTGGTTCATTTAATCGAAATGAACTAAGAGAAGAATCAGGATATGATCCTATCGAAGGTGGAGATCAGTTCTTAATCACAAAAAATTATATGACTTTAACAGAAGGGAACGAAAAAGATGTTGGAACTTAGATTAAATGGTCCTGTGGTCGATGATTCAGATGCTTGGATTTATGACTGGTTCGGTGAACCTTGTATTTCACCCAATGGAGTACACGCGTTTTTAGAAAATGCAGGAAATCAGGATATTACATTGACAATTAACTCAATGGGAGGATCAGTTTTCGCAGGAAGTGAAATTTATACAGCTTTAAAAAATTTCCCTGGTCAAGTTAATGTAGTTGTGGGAGGTTTAGCAGCAAGTATTGCCTCTGTTATTGCTATGGCTGGTGATACAGTCAAGATTAGCCCGCTAGGACAGATCATGATTCACAATGCATCTATGCTCAATTATGGTGATCACAAAGACATGAGTAAGGCATCTGAAATATTATTTGATACCTCAGAAAGTTTAGCCTCTGTTTACTCTCAGAAAACAGGGAAATCAGTGGAGGATATGATGGCACTTATGGAAAAAGAAAGCTGGTTTACTGCTGATAAAGCTGTAGAGCTTGGTTTAGCAGATGAAGTTCTCTTTTCTGATAAATCAGAAGTGACTTTAGTAGCTAGTGCTGGTGGATTCATGAATAAAGAAAAAATTGCTGAATTTAAAGCAATTCTAACTCAAAAAGAGTCGCTTTCAAATCAAGAAAATTCACTTACTATTGAAGCGGTAGAAAAAGTAGTAAGCAAAATTATTGATGAAAAACTGTCAGATAAGACAATAAAATCACAATTACAGCCTGAAAACAAACCAGGACTTGAAAATTATATATTCTAGGAGGAATCAAATGTCTATTTCATTTAACAAAATCACTCAGCAGCTCCCTAATTATCAAGCTGCTCTTACAAAATTCACTGATGCAGCACACGAAGGTAAAGAAAAAGAGGTTCTTGATGATCTGTATGCAACAGCCATGGAAACTCTTGGAACAGATTTGCAAGCTGCCCTTTCAAATTCCAATAAGTCAGAACTTGAAAAAATGTTTGATGCCCGTGCTTCAAATAAAGGCATGACTGCAAAAGAAATTAAGTTCTTCAATGAACTTAAAACAGATGTTGGACTTAAAACTGAAAAAATTCTTCCAGAAGAAACAATTGATGAAATTTTTGATGAACTTAAAACAGATCATCCGTTGCTTTCAATCATTAACTTTAAAAACGCTGGACTTCGTCTAAAAGCGCTATTGGCTGAGACTGAAGGAACCGCTGTTTGGGGTGAAATTTATGGAGAAATTAAAGGTCAACTAGATTCTGCCTTTAAAGAAGAACCGTTCAGTCAAAATAAATTAACAGCTTTTGTTGTTGTTCCAAAAGATGCGCTCGACTTTGGTCCTAAATGGATTAAACAATTTGTGATGGATCAAATTGAAGAATCATTTGCAGTTGCTCTTGAAACAGCTATTGTAACTGGTGACGGTAAAAATCAACCTATTGGATTAATGAAAGACTTGGACAAGGGAGACGCAACAGATGGTGTAATTACTTACCCAACTGATAAAGCAGCTGCGGCAGACCTTTCTACAGTAACTCCAGAAACTGCTCCTAAACTTTTGGCCCCTGTCATGAAAGTTCTTGCAACAAAACAAAAAACTAAAACGGCTTTAAAAATTGATGGACAAGTTCACATGTTAATTAATCCGCAAGATTATTACGATATTGAAGCGAAATTTACAACACTTAATGCAGCAGGTGTTTATGTTTTCAATCTTCCATTTGGAATCAAAGCAGATCAATCTGTTGCAGTAAAACAAGGTACAGCAGTAATCTTTGTTGCAAATCGATACAATGCCTATGTAGGTGGCGGAACGACAATTAAAGAGTTTGACCAAACGCTCGCAATTGAAGATTTGCAACTCTATGTCGCAAAATCATACTACTATGGTAAAGCCAAAGATAATAACGTGGCTCAAGTTGTCACTTTGTCTACACCCAAATGACCCCCAAGTCGGCTCAGCAGTCGTGGGGGAATCTAAATTATAAAAAATAAGGAGGATTATAATGACAGCAGCTCAAGATTTTGCGGAAAAAAGTTTAGATGCATTCAAAGATAGAATGAGAATTTCTACTACTGATGAAAATGAACTAAATAATTTAAAGAAAATGCTTGGTGCAAGCTATATTGCAATCCTCCGTCTTGTTGGTATCAAAGAAAATCCAGATGAAAGTGATGAAGAGTTGATATTTGAACGTGCGCGTTATGTTTATAATGATGCTTTGGATGAGTTTTTGCACAATTATGAGCAAGATATCAGGTATGCATGGCTCTCACATCACTTGGATGATGAAGAAATTAATGAGGAGGAAACTTCTCATGATTAAATCTGAAAAAACTCGTAAGAATACAATTAAGACAAATAACGGGACCATGCGAACTCCAGTTACTTTCTATGGTCCTGGTCTTGATAATTCTCTTGATGGAAGAGATGGATTAGGTGAGAAACTCTATCGGGCGTATGCGGAAGTTTATAATCCAAGTAACAAAGATAGACAAGTCTTGACAGCTAAAGGAGTTCATCGGGCGGTGACTGTAAGAATAAGGGACCCCTTGTCCAGTTATCAGCCAGAAAATAAGCAATTAGCCAAGATTGATGATTTTAGATATTCAGATATTGATTGGCAAGTCGTAGATTTTCACCCTGACTTTCAGGACAGACAGTTTCTTGTCATTTTATTAGGAGGTGATCAGTAATGGGAGCAACAATGGATGTGATAGGAATTGATGAATTGCTTCAAAAACTTTCACAGCAATTTTCAAAAGCTAAAGTTGACCGTGTGGTTAATAAGGCTCTTAACACTGAAGCTGATACTGAGACTGAGGAACTGAGAAGTAGTTTGAATTCAGCTTATCATGATACAGGACTTTCTGCGGATGGTGTAACTCATGGAAAAGTTTCTCGTTCATCTGGATATCCTGTAATTAAAATGGGGAATGGTGGAGAACACTGGCGATTGATTCACTTAAATGAGTGGGGATATACAAAAGATGGCACTTATCACCCAGGAGCAGGGCATGGGATTATGACTAAATTTGTTGAAGAACGTAAAGGCGATTATCTTAATCGAATTACAAATGGATTAGGAGAGTTAATTGATGGTTGAATCTTTTCATGACATGCTTGCAGAGGTTGAGGAAGCTTTACTCAAAGATTCGGATATTCAAGTAATTAAAGCTGCAAAAGGCTTAAAAAGTTACCAACGACCAGAATCTTTACCTGATACTCAAACAAGTATTATTATTGATCCTTTAGGTCCACCTGAAGAAGCAGCGAAAGGAAGTAATACTTCACTTTCTAATAAATTTATTTATCAAATTAATGTCGAATCTACAGACCGAATTGAGTGTAAAAAGCTCCAAAGTAAAATTAAAGCATTACTTAATGAGTCTGGTTTTACCCAAACTTCTGGAGGACTTGATGAATACTTTGATACCACAAAAAGATATGTCGATGCACGTCGATATATTGGTTACAGTAAATTATACGAAAACTATTAAAAGGAGAAAAATATGGCTACAGCAGTAGGGTTTAAGCAAGCGACAATCCGAATTTTAAACGGGAAAGATCCTGTCGTTGATGAAAATATTTTCATTATCAAAGGTGATAAAAACAAAGGGGCGACCTCTTCAGCAAAAATTTCAGGACTTTCTCCAGAAGTAATTAAAACTTATGGTTCAAATAAAGTTTATAATATTTCAGGAAAAGGGACAGGTGATGTCAAGGTTGATTTTGATTTTATTGATATCCCTGAGGAAGTCAAAGACAAAATACTTGGATATCAAGTAGATGAGGAGACTGGTGTTGTACGTGTCAATTCTGATACCCAAGCACCAGACTGTTCAGTCCTTCTTGAAGATTATCTTCCTAATGGAGCTGCCATAATGTTGGGATTTGCGACTGGAATATTCTCGTATGACGGTAATGAATGGAATACGAAAGAAGAAAAAGGAAAAGAGTTAGCAGCAGAAACTCTGTCATTTGCGGCAGGTTCTGCGGATGATGGGTTGACATTATCTAAATATATTGGTGATAAACCAGAAGGTATTGCAGCAGTTAAAGAAGACCTTAAAATGACAATGAAAACACCCTAATGGCCCCGTAGTCGGTCAAGCGACCGTAGGGGAAGCACAATTATAAAATAAAAAAATTATAAGGAGATTCAAAGCATGGCTTATAAACCTAAAGAGTGGAAAGACGGAGACGTCATTTCAAAAGAAGCGCTGAATAACATTGAACAAGGAATTGTTAATATTCCTGTGGGTCCAACTGGAAAAGGGGTTAAAGCAATTGCTTTAACAACTACCGATGGAAAAGTAACTGGTGGTACTGTTACTTTTGACGATGATAGTACTGGTGCGGTGACTGTTACTGAAGCTTAGTTTTTAGGAGGAAATTATGGCTAAACTTGAATTAAATCTTCATACAAAAACAGGTGATGTTAAGTATGAAGAGCATCATGTTAGCGGGCAAAAATATCTCGATTTAATGAATATGAAAATCGGGTTTGAAAAAGCTAAAACAATTACGGTTGTTGATGTTGTAGAAGAGCGCTTAAAATTTACAGCAAGTCTATTTTCAGATGAAAAAGTTACTGCTGAAGCAATTTTACAGGGAACTGATCCATGGGAACTTATTCCAATGCTAGATCGTATAGAAGATGCTGTTCTTGGAGTCGTTCCAGGTGAAGAAAAAAAGGAAGTATAACTGTTACTGAAGCAAGAGATGAATTTTTGAATTCAGTCAGAAGTTTAGTAATCAACGATACAGGGTTTACTTTATCTGACCTTTTAAACAATGACTATTCAACTATTTTGAGTTTAGTGACCTCACAGGAAACTAAAGAAAAAGAAGAAACTGTTTCATTAGCAGACTTTATTGGTTCTATTTAAAAAACTACCCGTTTATGAGGTAGTTTTTTTTATATCCTTGAATTAATAATAAAGTTCAGGAGATATGAAATGGGAAATACACCTTTAGGAAAACTGATTGTTGAAATGGGCCTTGATGATACTAACTTTTCTAAGGGTGTCACTGGGGCAAGAAAACAACTAACAGCATTGAAAAGCGATTTAAAAACTTCTCAAGGAGTTGCTTCAGCATTTGGCGGAGGTATGAGCGGAGTTGCTAAGCCTACAGATGTTCTTACCAAAATGATTCAGACTCAACGAAAAGAGCTAGGGTATTTAAATGAATCATACAAGAACTCATTTAATAATGGAAAAGCTACGGGGAATACCACAAGATATGCTACTGAGATTTCAAGAGCTAATGCAAATCTTGCGTTATATACAGGGCAACTAAAAGAAGCCGCAACTGCGCAGTACGCACAAACTAGTGTCCTTCCAAAGATTTCATCTGGATTAGGGACTGCTAGTACAGCATTTGGTAAATTAAGCCGAGCTGTTATGCCTGCTAGTATTGCAATGACTGCAACTTTTTATAAGGGAATTCAGGATGCGACAGAATTCAATGGACAAATGTCAACAATTCAAGCTCTACTAAGAGATACAGCCCCAGCAAAACAGCTCGGCCAACAAATGGACACGCTAGGAGAAAAATCAAAATCATGGGCCAGACAATACGGAGTAAGCACTGAATCCATTAATACAGGAATTGAGGAAATGGTTAAAAAGGGGTATAACTTTAACCAAACTTTAGGAGCTATGCCAGCAGTTCTTGACGCTTCAAAAGCATCAGGCGAAGATTTCAATACAGTTATGGGAGCTTCTACTTCGATCCTAGAACAATTTGGTTTGAAATCTGACAGTACCTCAGCAATGTTAAAGAATACGCAACGTGTAACAGATAGTTTAACTTTTGTTGCCAACAAAACAGCCGCAGGTTTCTCTGATATGGGAGAGGCAATGGAATATATTGGCCCTGTTGCTCATTCTTTAGGTATGAGTGTAGAAGAAACTTCAGCAGCGGTTGGTTTACTTTCTAATAACGGAATTGAGGGAGAAAAAGCGGGGACATCTTTGCGTGGGGCATTATCTCGTTTGCTTAAACCTACAAAACAATCTTCAGCAGCATTTCAAGAACTCGGAATTAATCTTGGCGAATGGAAAAAAGGAAATATCGGGCTTCCAGATATGCTAGATACTATTAAAAAATCTACACAAGGAATGACAGATGCAGAGAAGAGTTCTTTGATTGCTAAAGCTTTTGGTGTTGAAGCACAGACAGGTATGAATATTCTTATCTCACAAGGTGGAGATGCTTTGCGTAATTTGACGAAAGAAACAAAGAATGCGACAGGTTATACAAAAGGGCTTGCTGATGAGATGAATAAATCAGATAAAAATGCCTTTGCCCGTGCGAAAGCAACTCTTGAAACATTATCTATCAGTTTGGGTCAAAAATTATTGCCTAATATTATTCCAGTTTTGCAAAAAGTAGATGATTTAGCTGATTCATTCGATAAATTGAGTCCAGAAGCGAAAAATACAATCATTAATATGGGATTAATTGCAGCGGCAGCTTATCCTGCATCTAAGGCGCTTGAGTTAGTGACGGGTAAGGGTAGAGGAGTTGTTGATTTACTATTTAATTTAGGTAAAAAAGGAGCTGGAGCACTTGCATTAAAAGGAATAGAAACTGGTGCTATTGAAGCCTCCGGTGCAATTGGTGCAGGTGGAGCTGGTCTTTCGGGTAGTCTTAGTGGATTATCCCCAATTCTAGCAGGAATAGGACCTGCGGGAATTGCAGCGCTAGGTACCGTTGGTTTAGCAGGGGCGATTATTGGTGTTACAAAACTTGTTGATAGTGCTAAAGATCGTGTTAAATATTTTGGCCAAGTTGAAGTTCCGAAAGAAACTGTTGATAAACTTAATAATTTTAGAGACAAAGTGGACAAAGCCAAAGTTGCAATGGAAGAATTTGGGACTGGAAGTCAGAATTCAGCCCAAAAAGTTAAAGACGCTATCAATTCACTTTCCGAAGGTACTAAAGGGGACATTGACAAATCAACAAAAGAACTTGAAGAAGCAATGAAACGAACGGGTTATACCGCTGAACAGATTGCTGAAATGAAAAAAAGAGGTGAAAGCGCTAAGTCTGTTGTAGAAGCTGCCGCAAATGATATTTCTCAGGTTTACATTAATGCTAACAAACGAGATGAAAAAAATCGTGCTTTGACCGTTGATGAGCAGGCTCGTGTAAGTTCTAATATGAAAGTTATTTTTGAGTCAGAAGCTGATGCGCTTAAAATAACAGGAGAAAAAAAGAATACATTAATGAAAGCTCTTAACGGGGATTTCAATAACATGTCCAAATCCCAAGCCCAACAGGTCATCAATGATATGAGAGGTATGAGGGAACAAGCAAACAAAGAGTACGATCAACAAGCTGCCGACCAAAAAAAATTACTTGATGGTCATATTATCACTCAAGATACCTATAACCAAAATATGGCTGCTGCAGAACAAGAACGAGTTGACAAGTTAAGTAAATATGGAGTAGCTGTTGCTAAAGCCGAGGATGTAATCAGAGGTAACCTTAAATTAGGGGAAGCTGGTTATAAAGAATGGCGTGAAAATGCAGAAGCAGAAATGGGACTATATGGCGAATCATTCGATGAGGCTTTGGCTAAAGCTGGTGATGCAAGCAAAAAATTAGGGGATAATGGAAAACTCTTAGCAAAATATACTACTGGTATGTCGGATGACGCCAAAAAAGCTAATGATGCATGGAATAGTATTATTTTTGACCCTAAAACAGGGGAAATCAAAACAAACGCTCCTGAAGTAATTGCTGAAGCAGTTAAATCTAAAGAAGGTTGGGATAATATGCAGTTCATCTTGAAGAACGCTAATTTAACAACGAATGCCAGATTTACAGTCGCAGAAGCTTTAATTGCTAGTGGGCAATGGGACCAGCTTTCTCCTGAGCAAAAGAATTTGGTTGTCAATAATCAACTGGGATTGCTTGCTATTGCTGATAGTAGACAAAACATGAAAATTTGGAATGAAATGCCAGATTCTGTTAAGAAAATTCTTGGTGATAATAAAGATTTCTTACAAAATAAAGAAACTGCCCAGCAGGCTTTAACTGGTTGGAATACTCTTCCTGCTCAGACTAAAAAGTTACTTGGTAACGATACAGACTTTTTAAGTAAAAAAGGAAACGCAGCTCAAGCATTGAATACGTGGAATTCTATGCCAGAGAATGTTAAAAAACTTTTAGGGAATGATGCGGATTTTCAAAATAAAAAAGGGGCGGCTGCTAATGCATTGAAAGCATGGGATGCTATGCCTGAGAATGTTAAGAAGATGTTTGCAGATAACGCAAGTGTACTAAGTGCAAAATCAGGCGCTACTAATGCAATATTGCAATGGAATTCATTGCCAACTGCTTCCAAAAATTTGCTGGCAAACAATCAAACAGCTAGTGGAGTAAATTCTGCTAATTCATGGATTGCAAATAATTTTGTAGGAAAAACTGCTGACTTATTAGCAAATTCTCAGCCAGCTATAGATACTCTAAATTCTTTTATTGATTTACCGGCTTCTAAAACAGTTCAAATTATTGCGAAGTCAACTAATAATGCAACAGGTACAAATTATTTTAAAGGTGGACTAGCAACAGTTAATGACCAAAAAGGTTCGCTTTATAAAGAATTGATTACTTTGCCTACAGGTCATAGCTTTATTCCAGAGGGGCGTGATGTAACTATGCCACTTCCGCGTGGTACAAAAATATTAAAAGCAAGTAAAACAGCTAGAATGTTCCCAGAAGTTCCAAAGTTTGCACAAGGGATTGGTAGTATTCCAACCAATGCTAGATTCTTGCAAGATGTTAGAAGTGTTAATGAAAAACTTGAAGTGTCATTCCCACAAAATAATGTAGGAGTCAATTCATCGCAACTTTCAATTATCATTTCATTATTGCAAGAGTTGGTTTCTAAAGAGCCGTTAGTTCTAAAAGACGGAACTCGAAATAATAGGCCAACGTTACGAGAAAAGAACCGTGCTTTGAATCAGCTCCAACAAGAATTAGGATATCTATTTTCAAATAATTAGGAGGTAATAATGAATCTATCTTATAAGCAAAGTGTCGAAATTTCAAAAAAAGAAAAAGTAAATCGCTGGGGAGAACCAGTATATGGAGAAAAGATTATTTATAACAATATCGAGCTGGAGAAACGACCAATTTTTCAAACAGTGGGAGGAAAAAGAGAAGTTAAACAAAAGGCAATATTAACTATTTTTGAACCTCAAAACAGTCCTGTTTCTAAGGCAAGCGAAGAATGGGAAGGGGCCCGTGTAATTGACGAAGACCATAATGTGTTTTATGTCGAGGGTTATGAACCAAAATATGATGAAAATAATAATCTTATTAAACATCAATTGAATTTATTAGAAGGGAGATGTTGATGGTTGCTGCTGATGAAGAAAAAATTACCTATACCAATGAAAATGGTGGAATGGTAATCATGACAAAGGAGCGTCCGTTCTTTTTACTTGATAAAACAGGTTTTGGAGCAGTAAATAATACTATTAATAGTGAAAAAATGTATGGTATGGATGGAGAACATGAAAATGATGAAACTCTTGAGCCACGAACTTTAACCATCACTCTCTTAGTTTATGGTAAAAATCCTAAAGATGATAACAACCTCCAACGTACCTTGCTCAATGTATTTAATCCTAAACTAAAAGGGGTTTTGATTTATGAGTCCTATGGTAAAAGTTATGAAATAGATGTTCGGATAACGAAAGGGTGGGAGAGTGAATTTGACGAAAAAAGTCACACAAATCAAAGTACTCTTTCATTCTTTGCTACTAATCCTTTATGGAGAGATGTTTCAAGTGATTCTTACGTTGTTCAAATGGGACAAACAACAAATTTATTTAGCTTTCCTTTAGCGATCACAGATAATTTTAAGTTTGCTACAGTCGATGTAGGAAAAGAAGTAGCTGTGATAAATCCAGGGCATGTTGCGGTTGGTTTAGAGTTAAATATTACTTGTACAGCAGAAGTTGTTAATCCTAGATTATTTAATCCTTATACTGAAGAGTATTTCGCCTTTAGTAATACATTCAAGGGAGGAGATACAATTTATCTCAATACAAACGAAGGTAAAAAACAAGTATTAATAAATGGAGAAAATGGTTTCTTTAAACGAAAGTTAGGTTCTACATTTATGCAAATTAGCAACTTAGAAACGAATTATTTCATTTTACAGGCGGATAGTGGAATCGAGAATATGGTTGCAAAAATGAACTACTATCCACTGTTAACGGGGGTATGTTAATGGTCATTCAAAGAGATTTGACAGTTGAAATTTTCAACAGGAATTTAGATTATATATATTCTTCAGTGGGGATACTTGACCAACTTAAAAGCTGCATTATCAACTGGAGAGCATTTAACTTTGATATTTTTCAATTAACTTTGCCTTTAAATTCAAATGCTATTCCCTATTTGAAATCAGATAACATCTTTTCAATTAACGACTCCTATTTTTATATTGATTCTATTAGCTATGATAGTAAGCAATCTAATCTAATGACCGTAAAAGGAAAGAGCCTTTTAGGTAAAGCAACAAAGAGAATTGTTATCCCAATGTATGCTACCAATTCAGCTAAACCTGAAAAAATTATGTTTGATCTTATCAATAAGAATATGATTGATACTGTAATGGACAGAGTGATATCTTTTGTAAGTATTCAGAATCCGCCTGACTTTGGATTAGCAGCGATTTCTTATCAAAATTCTTATGGAAATGTTGCTGAAGAAATTGCTTCATTTGCTGAAGGAAATAGTATTTGTATTAAAGAGGTTCAGACAAACTTAGAAACTCCTGCCTCTCAAATTCAATTTTATAAAGGAAGAGATTTAAGCGGTGATGGCGGTGTTGAATTCAGCTTGGATGATGAGGGATTGAAATCAGAAAGTTTAACGCGTGATATTTCTGATTTCTATAATGTAGCTTATATCTTTGGTGAAGGTGAAGGGAGTAAAAGAAAGTCAGCTATAGCTACAAAGCTTCCTAGCGGTAAACCTAAAGGAGAAGAAGTCAATGAAATTTACATTGATGCGCGTGACTTGCAACAAACTTATACTGACGATTCAGGAAAAGAAGTAACTTTAACGGATGATCAGTATAAAGCTCAGTTACTCCAGAGGGGGAATCAAGCTTTAACTGATCATGCTGAAGTCATTCAGATTGGAGGAGAAGCAAACTATAATAACCTTAATTTTCAATATGGTAAAGATTATATGGTTGGAGATATTGTAAGGCAAACTAATCCAAGGTTTGGAGTTTCAAAAGTTTCAACTTTAACAGAAATGCAAGAAACGTGGGATGAATCGGGTTATCATTTAGATCCAACATTTGATAAAGATAAAGTGACACTCACAAAATTAATTAATAGAAAGTAGGGATAAACATGGCACTTTTTGTATTTCCACTAAAAAGTATTAATGGAAGTAATATGTATAATAATGATGATTTTCGCCAATACTTTGCGAATTTTATCAGTACAGGGATATTAGCGAATGATCCTTTAGCAGGTTCAACAGCTTTTCAGGTTACTCAAACAGATAATCCATCTATGAATGTCATCGTTGGGAGTGGAGTAGCTTGGATAATTGGAGGACAAGTAATGAATACTTCTCCACTCTCATTTCAAATTCCTGCGCCTTTGACAAGTCAATCACGGACAGATTCTATCGTCGTTCAATGGAGCAATTCAAGTAATAATGGGGATATCATTTATAAACAAAATTCAATTCAAGTTGTACAAACTAATGATGTCTATGAGCTGCAGCTTTGCAAAATTTTAGTTCCAGCAAATGCAACGAGTATTCCTCAGGGCAATATCACGGATATGCGAGCAGACACATCAGTTTGTGGCTTTTCCAGTCCTTATGAAGCGATAAAGACTGGTGATTTATTGGCACAATTTAAATCGGAACTTGAGGCAAATGGCGTACTTTTTTCACAATGGTTCGAAACGATTAAAGGTCAGCTTTCGGAGGATGCAGCAGGAAACTTACAGAATCAAATAAATAATTCACTCCATAATGCGGGGAACATCTCAGTTGGAACAGATTTAAATGAAGTGAGGGGAATAGGTTACTACCAAATTGGCGGACTTGTTGGCGGAACAGATATTTTGAATGTTCCTTCTGAAGTTAGTGGAATTAGAGTTTATGCGTTTTTGATTGTCATAGGTTCACTTCAAGAATTAACAGTTTACTCGCCAAAACAAGATACTACTTGGACATATAGTCGTTCTATTTCTGGAAGCCCATCAACTTGGAGTAACTGGTCAAAAACTGTAATGGCTGATGATTTTGGAAAAGTGAAATTGAAAGAGTTAGAAGTCACTGGATCGATAAAGCAAGGGAATGATATTCCTTGGACGACTGTAAACGGTAATGCTAGATATAAGCGTGAGGGAAATTTATATACTATTGATATAACTATGGGCGCGCTAGGAGGGGCAGGAGATTTCACGCTTGCCACAGTTCCGATTGTGGGGTTATTAGGGAATTTGACTTTCCCTGTCTCTACCTATAACAATCGAAGCGCTCGAACTTTGATTGTTTCGATAGAAGGTAAAGTGACAATTCTCGGTGGTCAATCAGGCGATACTTTGAGAACTCAGATTCACATTACTGTTTAGAAACAGATGAATAATATCTTAGAATTTTTATTTTATAAAAGCCCCCGTTTTTAGGGGCTTTTTTTATTTATGATTGAGTAAACAAATAAAACGAAGGGAGGAAATATGCGAGATTTTTTAGAAATTTACCATGATTTCTATGCTCTGGATTTTGTGCATCATTGGACGTTTGCATTATTAGTTTTTGTAGTAATTGTAGATATTGTTCTTGGATTGCTTAAGGGTTGGGCCACAAATACATTTAAATCAAGTATTGCTCGTAAAGGGATAGTTTCTCACGGAACTCTGATTTTTATTGTAGTTGCAGTCTACCCATGGATATCAGAGTTGGGGTTTAGTCTTCTTGCGGATGCGGTGATGTTGTTTTTTATTGTATCTTATATCGCTTCAGTGATTGGTAATCTTGAAACACTTGGTGTACCAATACCAACTTATATAAAGAATAAGTTGGCAGAAGAAATTAAATCAAAAGATGACACCATTACAGAAATTTTTGAACAAAAGAAAAAGGAGAAAGAAAATGATTTTTAATAGTAACAAAGTTTACAACATTATCAAGTGGGCAGTTTTAGTTGCTTTGCCAGGCATCAGCACTTTTATCGGAGTAATTGGGAAAGCATATGGGTGGTCAGGAACTGAATTAGCAATTGTTTCATTAAATGCTTTTACCGTACTTCTTGGTACTTTGGCTGGAGTGAGTGCTGTTAAGTTTAGTAATCAACCAAATGATACGGAGGTAAAAAAATGAAAAAATTAGTAAAGAAAATAGCAGTGGTTACTGCAACTTTCTTTGTTGTCGCAGCAAGTGGACCAGTATTTGCGGCAGTCGGTGACCAAGGGGTGGACTGGTCAAAATATAATGGAGCTTACGGAAACTTTGGTTATGATCATGATAAGTTCGCTTTTAGTCAAGTTGGTGGAACTTATGGCGGTTCATTCGTGGACCAAGCGACTTATTCAACACAAGTTGCATCAGCCATCGCTCAAGGTAAACGAGCACATACTTACATTTATTTTGAAGTTGGAGGATCACAAGCAATAGCAAAAGCAGCACTTGACCGCTATTTGCCAAAAATTCAAACTCCTAAGAACTCCATTTTAGCTTTGGACTACGAAAGTGGAGCAAGTGGAGATAAGCAAGCCAATACTGATGCGATTCTTTACGGAATGCGACGTGTAAAAGCGGCGGGATATACGCCAATGTATTATTCTTATAAGCCTTATACTTTGGCCAATGTTAATTATAAGCAAATCATCAAAGAGTTCCCTAATTCACTATGGATTGCGGAATATCCCAATTATGAAGTGACATCAGTTCCAAACTATAGCTTTTTCCCAAGTATGGACGGAATTTCGGTATTCCAATTCACCTCAACTTATGTAGCTGGTGGGCTTGATGGAAATGTCGACTTAACAGGAATCACTGACAAAGGTTATGAAGACGGAAATGCAACTAAACCTGATACTGACACACCAGCCACTGATGACGGTAAAGACGCCAACGAAGTGACACCAAGTGAAATTCAGGAAGGGATGACAGTAACAATTAAGTTCAGTGCCACGAATTACTCAACAGGACAAGCAATCCCTAAATGGGTTAAGGAAAATTCATATAAGGTCCTTCAAAAATCTGGCAATAAAGTATTGCTTGATAATATTATGAGCTGGGTTGCGGCAAGTGATGTTCAAGCATTGGATACAGGAGGAAGTAACTCAACTGGGAATACTCAAACTCACATTGTTCAATCAGGCGATACTTTGAGTGGCATTGCTTCAAACTGGGGTACAAATTGGCAAGAATTGGCACGTCAGAACAGTTTATCTAATCCGAACATGATTTATACTGGTCAAGTTATTCGCTTCACAGGCGGTCAATCTGGTGCTACATCACAAAGTTACACTGTACGCTCTGGAGATAACCTATCATCAATTGCCAGCCGACTGGGAACAACTGTTCAAAGTCTAGTTTCACTGAATGGCATTTTAAACCCTAACTTGATTTACGCTGGTCAAACACTAAATTATTAA